TTCATATCTACCAGGATCACCCCATCTTGAATCTATCCACTCGCTAGTCTTACCCTCTGCCAGTAACTCAGGTACTCTAGCAAAGCGTTCTTCCATAGCTTCAATCATTAGTTCCCTGTAACAAATCATCTGATTAATTACATATCTTCTAGTTCTGAATGAATACATAGGGGGTTTAGTCCAGGTGAACAGTGATAACTTCTGCTTATCAAAGGCAAAGATTCTTTTCTTGGGTACATAGGTGTGGAAATGCTCATAAGAATAAAGTATGTCATCCTCTGCCATAGCTACATACTTAGTCTTGGCTGCCTTACAGCCCTGAAGGATCTGCCAGTAAATATTTCTATGTTTCCTGCCTATATCCCCTATACAAACATTAGTTCCGAAGTCCATAGGTTTCTGAGACACTGAGATTAGAGGTAGATCACCAATAGCTTTAAGCAGTTGGCGTTTAGTATTGCTAACAAAGGCTGGATTCTCAGTCTCAAGGTAATTACTCGTATAGTAGATTACTGTTATGTCTAGAGGTTCTTTACTTAGCCACATTATTCCCATCCCGGAGGACTGAACTTGTCAATCATCCAATTAAAATCGTGACGTTGTTTACGCCACATCTTCTTATCTAACCATTTAACAACATGCTCAGCAGCCTTTTCACCCTCTGCTCTATTAAGTGAGTAACCCCTACCCTCTGTCTTATGCCAGTGTGCGTACCAGGTATTCTTATTTACCTTGACCTTACCACCGCTTAACCAGACCTTAAATCCTATCTCTTGAAACTCGTTAGCAAACTGTCCCCAATTCTCTGCATCCATCAACTCCAACCAATCAAAGTAAGACCGCTTCATAAACCAACAAGAACCTTGAGAACTCATCAAATCATCTACTTTCTTCTCTTTTAGCTTGGGATCACTGTTCTTCTCAGTCCATACTGAACCATGCAGTTCTTTATCTAAGTACATATAATCTACTGGGTACTTATTATCACTGCGTTTTTCAATTTCCCACTTCTCTACATCCAAAGCATATCTTCTGGGAACGACTACCCAATCATATTCACAGTTTTCTTTGAGTTTAATGTCAAAATCCTGGTCAAATATACAATGTGCATCAACCTTGAGTATGTACTCGCCATGTGAGATAGAAACAGCCGAATTTATGGCATTACGCATCCCTCTAGCCTGGTCAAAATGTATGTAAGTTACCCTTTTATCATTGATAATGTCTTTAGGATCAGGCCAGTAGCCTTCCAAAACAACAATGACCTCTATGTTAGAGGACTTTGACAACAAATTTTTTATAGTTTGGAATAAATAAGGTTCATTACGAGCTGGAATTATAACTGAAACTGAACCATCCATGCACCCATTTTACCATACTCCTTATTCAAAAGGGAATGATGGGGAAGGTGAATCTGAAGAACTTACTGATGCTGAAGGACTCACACTCAAGCTAACTGAAACACTAGGTGAAACTGAAGAACTTGGAGTTGTTGAAGGCGTAGATGAAGGACTTAAACTAGGCGATAAACTTGAAGAAGCTGAGACACTAACACTCTCTGATACTGAAGGACTAGGACTCTCAGATACACTAGGCGTAGAACTTGGGCTAAGTGAAATACTAACTGAAGGGCTTGGGCTAGGGCTATTACTAATACTAAGCGAAGGCGAAGTTGAAGCTGAAGGACTTGCAGAATCGCTTGAAGAAGGACTAAACGAAGGACTTGAGCTGTCTGAAGAACTTGGGCTTGCAGATAGTGAAGGACTTGGGCTTGGTGAGAGTGAGAATGATAATGAAGGACTCAAGCTAACTGAGACACTTGGACTCAAACTGACCGATACACTTGCCGATAAAGTTGCAGATGGACTTAGAGATACCGAGACTGAAGGTGAAGGACTCTCTGAGTATGATCCTGACAATGAAGGGCTTGAACTCACTGACACGCTAGGACTCAAACTTGGAGATAAACTTGCAGAGAGTGAAGAACTTGCTGAAACACTAGAGGTAGCACTTGGAGACAGTGAAGAACTTAAACTTACCGATGGTGAAGGACTAAGCGAAATACTAGCACTTACTGAGATAGAAGGTGAGCTTGAAAGAGCAGCACCAGCAATAAGTGTCCAGACTGCTGAAGTATTTGTACCAGTATTCCTATAAGCTACTGCACCAGTATCATCTAAATCATAGAAGATAGCACCGACTTTGAATCCAGTATAACCATGAGGAGGGGTATTACCCTCTGCCTCTAAAATGTCTTCTGATCTGTTTCTGCCCTGTTGAGCAGTTGTTTGAACGTCAGTGTCATACCTTATAACTCTATTAACTCTATAGGGAGCTTTAGCCGTTAAATAATTACCTTCCGCAGTAGTTCTCTTGCCTGAATCAATAGCTTCAATTCGGGCTAACTCATCTATACTTGCTTGGGATAAAAGTTCTTTTAACTCAAAACTTGCCATATTTATTTTCTTTACCCCCCCTCCATCTGTAGAAGGGGGGGACTAGTTTTTAACTAAACTGTGAACGTAGCAAATAGTTCAGCAGCTTGATGCCTTCTGGCATCCGTTACTTTTTGACCGTATACGAACAGATCTTTAAATGCTGTTCCGAAGTCACCGATCAGATCTTCTTCCATTCTTGCGTTAAGAGTCTTTTCAGCAAATGTCATCCAGTTAGGATGTCCTGCAAGCACTCTATAACCGTCGGAATTGTCGCCAGTAAGTCTATTTGACTTAAAGACTTTGAAGCCTAACAGTTCCGTAATGAAACCTCTCTTGACCAGACTTGAAAATACTTCTGGCACATGAAGGGCTACGCCTGTAGCTCTCACTAAGAGGTTCTCAAACACTGGAGGTACAATTAAGTATCTATCAGTATCAGGAACAGTAGAATGACCTTCTGCTTCTGCTTCATCTAACACCTGCTTCAATTTAGCAACGTATGTCAATAAAGTAGATGTAGTAACTGCTACTACGGTGGCAGCTTGGATTTCATAAGCTGCACCGCCTGAGATTGCACCACCTGTATAAGCAGATGTGGTGTCATCTAGATCATCTTCAATAGTGATATGAGTAGAATCAGTGTAATCTTTTACACGAAACCATTCATCATGACCTGTAGCCTTGAAGGGTCTGCCCTCCATAGCTTCAGTAAAGGTCGTGCCAGATCCTACAACTGCACCTGTAGTGACAGTAATAGTAACTGTACCAGTATCATAATCAGTACCGACTCTGTTACCTGCACCAATGTCAGCATATTGACCATAGATATATTCTTCTATGTTCTTATTTCTTTCATTAGCAACCTGTGTAACAACAGTAGGATGCGGATTTTTAATATACGACAACCAGCGAGCTAATACCTTCTCTTTCCAGTAGAAAGATTTGTATTGATCTATGATCAATTGAGCATTGTTCTCATATAGAGAATCAGCACTCATAGCTGCATTAGCATAAGTTTTCTCTGAGATATTAGCTAGGTTAAAGATGTTCAGTTTAGAACCAACCTCATTAATATCACCCTCATAGTCACGGTTAGTAACTACCTCAAATTGGCTTTTGTCGTAAAGATTTTTCTGGATTTTGGCGGAAAAGCCTTCTGCCAATTTTGTTCCGTATGCTGAAGACATTATTTATCCCCTCTGTAACTGTTATTTGCTTTACCAGTCCCGAAAGGGGTTAGGAAGTTGTAACATCAATACTAGAGAACATCGTTATTCCAAGTCAACATCAATTTTAGAAATCCATGTCAAATTTGTCATCTGCGAGCATTTGTTTCCATTTGGGGTAGTCGTTTTTCTTGAGTACAGCAGCATCAGTCATACTGATCTTACCATCTTTTTTACCTTTATTTTTAGCTCCACCAGTACCAGTAGAGAACATCTTGCCCTTTTGCTTTGGCTTTTTAGTTGATGTTTCTTCATACAAAAACGCAGATACTAAGTCCTTGAAGTCAACCCCTCTTCTAGTGGGTTTGTTAGCAAATAGCCTAAACTCATCTACTTTACCCTCTAGCTTTGGGTTTTTATTAAGATTCTCTGGATCGTCAATAAACTTGTCCACCTTATCACCCCAAGCAGAGATATTGTTGTTTTCTTCAGCTATCTCAGAAAAGACCTCTAGTTTTTTGTTATTATCAAAAGCACTGCGAGCCAACTTCTTCTCAAGTTCACTCATTATATCCCATTCGGAATACTCTGCCATCAACTCTTCTTCTGTGGCTGGTTTGATGCTTATAGCTTTCTTTAAAGATTCATTAGTCTTCTTATTTTTAGCGTGGAGTATTTGGGATTCCCTGGTAGATTCGACAAACCTCTTTTTATATGAATCTTTCTCTTCAATTTCCGGCTCTTCTTCTACCTCTTCAACTTCTTCTTCCTTCTCGACCTTTTCCACCTTCTCCTCAACCTCTTTTTCTTCTTCCTTTATCTCTTCCTCCACTTCAAGAGCTTCCTCAACCTTTGCGTCAAGGCTCTCTTTGTTCTCTTCATTGGATTGTTTATCATCTGGCATATCAGTCCTCCTTAAAGGGTTAGATAAT